GACGTGATCCGCGACGGCCCGGTCGGCGTCGGTGTTCTTCATCGGTGCGTTCATCACGTCATCCCTTCCGGGCCTCTGCCCGTTCCAGTTCCGCCAGCCGCAGCGCGATTGCCTCGGCCTCGAGCGAAGTCAGCGGCGGCCCGTAGATCGGATCGCCGGATTGCCAGTGGCCGCGCATCTGGCGCAGCTGGTCCGCGTCGGTCTCGCGCGCGATCTTGTCGAGCCGAGAGGATGCGGGGGGAATGGACGCGCCGCCCGGTGTGCCGCGAGGGAGGACGCGGGTTGCGGGCGGCGCTGACAGCGGTGCGCGGCCGCTGTGTGGGGTGTGGCGGGTCATTCGGCGGCAAACAAGTCTGCGCCATGCTGCTCGGCGTCTTGCAGATTGAGGTTCGCTTGCGCCGCATATTCCGGCTTGAGCTCGAACCCGAGATATTTGCGTCCCGCCTTGACCGATTCATATCCTGTCGATCCGATCCCATTGAACGGGTCCATGACCACATCACCGGGTCGCGTGTAGAGCCGCAGGCATCGCCTGATCACATCAAGTTGCAGCGGGCAGACGTGCTTCTCGTCATTCGGCCCCTTGGCCTTGCGGAAAGTCCGCAGCACATTGCCCTGCTGGATATCCATCCAGACCGGAGATGCGAGCCGCTGCCACTCCATCACGTCAAACTCGGCATCTCTGACCAGATCGGCTAGCAACTCGTCTGGCGGGACGCCTGAGCACAGCCCTTCGCGGGTCAAGTCCTCAAGCCACTTGCGCGCGATCCTGACGGCTTCCTTGTCGCCCGGCGCCGCGTGCTCGATCGGCCTTTCGTTCGGTGCATCCTTGCGGAAAAACAGCATGTAGTCGGGCATCCCGACGCGGTTCATGGCGCTGTCTTTGCGAATCTGCTTGTAGAGAAGCCCGAGCGCCTTCGTGCGTTGCATCTCGACTACCGGGTCTTTCCATATTGTCGCCCGGCCGTGGTAGATCAGCCCCGCCGATGTGTGCGCGCGCACCAGGTCTCCCGAGAAGTCTTGCAATCCAATCGCGCCGTGCTTGCCTTTCCGCATCGGCAGATCGGTGCAATGAACGCATGCGATTCGACCGGGGCGCAGGACGCGGGTCAGCGCATCAGCGAAGAACCGATACTGCTCGATGAACGCGCTTCCTTCACCGGCATTGCCGAGGTCGCGTTCGCTGTCCGAATAGACGAACAGGTCACCGAACGGCGGCGAGAAAATCGCGCAGTCGATGCTGCTTTCCGGCATCGCATACATGCCTTCAATGCAGTCCGAGTTGTGGATTGCCCATCCGGCGCCCTGATATTCCGGGTGCTTCATGCTACTTCTCCCTTGATCCAGTCCGGAAATGCCAATTCAAGCGGGCGGTCATATTTGACCCGAGTTGCCGCGAGAGATTGTGCTTTCCTCATTGCCGCGCTCATCCGGCGCTTCATGTCTTCGTGTTTTTCGGCCTTGCCGTGGACTGCGGCCCAGATCGTTTCTTCGGTGTCGGAAATCACGATGTCATTCCTGACTTGTTCCGACTGTCCGAACCGATGCGACCGGCGAACCGCCTGATAATGCTGCTCATACGAGAAGCTGATTGAGGCAAAGACGGCATGGGCGCAGTGCTGCCAGTTCACACCGAACCCGGCCAGTTTTGGCTTGGTGACGATCACGCGGAAGTCGCCATCCACGAACCCCAGCAAGCGACGTTCCTTTTCTTCGGCACTCATAGACCCATGCACTTCAACGGCGCAGGGGATCATCTTCGCCAGCATTGCGCTTTCGTCGTTGGTTTCGCACCAGACCGTCACCGGCTTGTCATGCGTCGCCAGTTCTGCCGCAAGATCGCAGCGTTGTTGCAAGGTCAGCCGTTTTTCCGCGTGGAATGATGTTGCCGACATTTCCGGCATCCGGAACAGTGCGCCTTGATCCGCCCCGACCGACCGATCGGCCATGACTGTATGAATGCGCCGATCCACCACGGGCAAGACATAGCCGGTATCGTCGCCGCCCAGGTCGCTCGGCAGCGTGGCGCATCGGCTCCATGATGCCACCCATCCCCAGAAGTCTTCGACGGCGTGGCCCTTGAGCCGCCAGTCCTGCGATGCCGTGCTGGTATCGTTGATGAACCACTTGCTCAGCATTTCCTGCTGGCGCATCACGCCGAGAAACTCCGCGTGATTGCCGAGTTCGGTATGATCGTTCGGGCTTGGGGTTGCCGTCGCCGCCAGCTTGAAATGCACGTCCTTGAACGCATCCATGAGCATGTTGCGGGTGCGGCCTGCAAATGATTTGAGGATGCTGCTTTCGTCCAGCACCACCCCGCCGAATGCATCCGGATCCAGCTTCGGCAGGCGTTCATAGTTTGCGACCATGATCCCATCGCCGACTTCCTCGGGTTCGCGGATTTGCCGCGCATCGATGCCGAATTTGACCCCTTCGCGGATCATCTGCCCAGCGACCGCCAACGGCGTCAGGATCAGCACCGGCTTGCCGGTTTCTTCGCTGACCTGCCGCGCCCATTCAAGTTCACACAGGCTCTTGCCCATGCCGGTATCGAGAAACAGCGCCGACTTGCCGCGCTCGAGCGCGTATTCGACCGACACCTGCTGATGATGCTTCATCGCGTCCGGCATCGATGCCGGCGTCATGCCGATCGGACGGCGATGCACAGTCTTGTTGGCAATGAACGCGCGGTAATCCTGAATCGTCGTCATTCCCGACCCCCTAATTTTCTGCGGAAAATTTTCCGATCCGGTGCGCGACCACTGCTTCTCATTTCGGGGCTTTCCACGCGAACGGTTCCAACGGGCAGTCGATGCCGTTGACGTCGCAGAGATAGCGCAGCGGGGCATACCAGCTCGCGGGGAACATTCCCGTCACGCGGGCCTTTTCGATGGACGCCGGCTTGACGCCGAGGGCTTCGCAAAGCCGCTGCGTCCCCAGCGCGTCCGTGATCCTGATGACTTCGTGTTTCATGGCGCCACCATGCCCGCGAAAAAAAGTCAGGTCAAGATGATTTTTCCGGTTGATACGGGAAGATTTTTCCTGCATGGTGGAAGCAAGAACAGGAGAAACCCGATGACCCACGACAAAGCCCTCGACGCCTTCATCGCCGCGAAGACCGAGATCGACGCGATGCTGGAGCGGCTCGCCGCCCTCAGCGCCGACCACTTCGACTACAGCCCCGAGGAGGTACACTGGGGCCATGTTGGCACGCTGGAACATTACCGTGCCCGCCTCCGCGAGATCACCGACGTGGCGTTCAGCGAGGGCGAGCACGCCGCCTGAACATTCCTTCCCACAACCTTGGAAAAATCACGATGGACTTTCTTCCCCCCGGCATTCATCTCGGGTTGAGCGACGAGCAATATCATGGCGATCCGTGTGCCGCGCCGAGCTTGTCGTCGACGCTGGCGCGCAAGCTGATCAACCAAAGCCCGCTCCATGCCTGGACGGCCAGTGCCCGCCTTAACCCCGGCTACGTCCCGCAGATCAAGAAGACGTTCGACTTGGGCAAGGCAATCCACCGCGCCATTCTCGGACGCGGCGGCGACTATGTTGCCTATCCGGACGAGCTGCTGGCCTCGAACGGGGCTGCATCCACGGCGGCAGCGAAGGCTTGGGCCGAGGAACAGCGCGCGGCGGGCCGCACTCCGCTCAAGGCAGAGGAAGTGGACCGGATCGGAGCCATTGCCGATCACGCCACCCGCGCGCTCGCCGAGATGGGCATCACGTTCGACCCGGAACGGGCCGAGGTGACGGCAATCGCTGAAATCGACGGCGTGACGTGCCGCGCGCTGATTGACAGTGCGCCTGCCGACCCGCGCCTGCCGCTGCGTGACCTGAAATCCTGCGAGGATGCCAGCCCGGACGCCTGTATCCGCGCGGTGGAGACTTATGGCCTCGACGTTCAGGCGGCGCACTATCTCGACGTGTGGAAGGCCGCTACCGGCGAGGATCGGCGGTTCGAGTTTGTCTTTGTCGAGAAGACGGAGCCGTTTGAGGTCTGCGTTGTCCGGCTGCTGGACGATCCCGCTGCCGA